TTTACAATTCATTTGATGTCCGCGACTGCTTTGTCTTTTGCGGGCTTGGCATGCTCGGCTATGGGCTTTACCTGTTAAGCCCCTGGATTGCATTTAGCGTCTGCGGGGCATTGCTGATGGCTATCGGCTATTTAATGGGGGGTAAATAGTGGGGATTGTCGCACGCATGGCAAGGCCACGGGGGATGAGTCCTGATGAACTTGAAAGGACCGTCCTGTCGGTATTCGGCGGGGGAGCAACCAATGCAGGAGTTTCGGTTACGTCAGAATCGGCCATGCGCCAGGCCACGGTTTATTCGTGCGTAAACGTCCTTTCCCGGTCCATTGGTCAACTGCCCTGCCATTTAATGCGGCAAGTCGGGAACGTAAAAGAGAAGGCCGAAGATCACCCCCTTTACGAATTGCTGCATGACCAACCGAATGACTGGCAGACGGCTCCTGAGTATTGGGGCATGGCCATGAATCACTTGGCATTACGGGGCAACTTTTACGCCCTCAAGAATCGGTATGTATCCGGGGCGGTGCGTGAACTTATTCCGTTGGCTCCTGGCATTGTCCAAGATGTGAAGCAAGATAAGGCGATGCGCCTGAAATACCATTGCAAGTTCCCGGACGGCACATTGCAGATTATACCCGGCTCGGAAATTATGCACCTACGGGGCCCGGTTTCAAACGGTTATCTAGGATTAAACCCCGTTGCATATATACGCGAAAGCATTGGCCTTGCACAAGCAACCGAAGAGTTTGGCGCTCGGTATTTCGGGAATGGAACGCACCCTGGGATGATTGTCGAACACCCCGGTGTTTTGAAAGAACCCAAAAAGTTAAGGGATGCCCTTTACGACACCTACAGCGGATTAGGCAAGACGCATAGGCTTATGCTGCTTGAAGAGGGCATGAAGGCGCACCCCGTTTCTATCAATCCAGAAGATTCTCAATTTCTTGAAACTCGCAAATATCAGAAGTCGGAGATCGTAGACATATTTTTCGGAATGCCGCTCACGATCATGAACTCCGGCGAAAACACACCCACTTATGCCTCTGCCGAACAGTTTTCTATCGGCTTTATCGTTTATGCCCTCATGCCGTGGATCGTGAGTATTGAGAAGGCCATTAGGCGTGACCTGTTGAAGGTAGATGAGCGGCGAACATTATACGCCAAGTTTCGGGTGGAGGGCTTACAGCGAGGCAGCTTCAAGGACCAGATGGAGGGATTCGCAAAGGCTATTGACAAGGAAATTTTGAGTCCGAACGAGTGCCGCGAGCTGTTGGATATGAACCCCTATGATGGCGGCGATGAGTATCGGACGAGGACAAGCACAGTCAGGGATGGAGGGAATAATGAATCTTAGCTACCGAAACCAAAAGAATGCAGAGGCGACGGCGAATCTTTGGGGCAAGTCCATTGACCGGGCGGATTGGTTCAAGATTGAGGCAAAGTCAGATGACGAGGCAGAAATCACTATTTACGATGTCATCGGCTGGCCGTACGTTGAGGCGTCTGATTTTGTGCGTGAACTATCTTCGGTCAAGGCGAAATCCATTAAACTCCGTATCAACTCACCCGGCGGGGATGTTTTTGACGGCATGGCGATTTTTAACGCTCTCAAGGACCACCCCGCACATATCACAACTCAGGTTGACGGTTTAGCTGCATCAATGGCCTCGGTGATCGCAATGGCCGGTGATGAGGTCACGATGCACAAAAACTCTATGCTTATGATCCATAACGCTTGGGTGGTGGTCGCGGGTGATCGCAACGCCCTCGCGAGTATTACCGATGTCCTGGCGAAAATCGACGGGAATATACTGGATATTTACTACGGCAAGACTGGTCATGGCAAGCGCGAATTGAAAGCCATGATGGATGCGGAAACGTGGTTGACCGCAGAGGATGCGAAGGAGTTTAAGCTGATTGACGCCGTGCTGGATAGCGAGACACGGGCGAAAGCGCAGTTTGATTTGCGCTTGTTTGCAAAGACACCTGACGGCCTGATGGTTGAGGCGGGTGGAAGGGATTTGACACGGAAAGAGACCGAACGCGCCCTGCGTAATGCGGGTGCGAGTCGTGACTTTGCACGGTCGATTGCAGCGAAAGGCGCGGTTGACGGTGTGGATATGGATGTAATTCAGGAGATTATGAAACTTAAACTAGCAATCAATGGAGGTAAATAGCATGGAAATCAAGGATTTGATTGTTGATCTGGCTAAGACTTTTGAGCAGTTCAAGGCCGACAACGACTCGCGTCTGAAAGAAATCGAGGCAAAGGGACACGCGGATCCGCTTTTGACGGAGAAGGTGGATAAGATTAACGCTGAAATTAGCAAAATGGCCGAAATGAAGCGGCAGATTGAAGCCCTGGACACGGCGCTTGGTCGGCGCGGTATGGGTGGGGATTTCGATTCCGAGAAGGCCGAAAAGGCACAGGCGTTCAATGCGTTTATGCGACGTGGAGATGTCCAGGCGGCTCTATCTACGTTATCCGATCCCGACGGTGGCTTTTTGGTGCCGGAGGAAGTGGAAAATGCTGTTGATCGTGTTGCGGGTACGGTGTCCGCTATGCGGCGGCTCGCATCTAAAATCACGATTGGTACCGACACCTATAAGAAGCTGGTCGGACAGGGTGGTGCCGGTTCGGGGTGGGTAGGCGAAAAGGACGGGCGCGATGCGACGGATACACCCACGTTGGCGGAGATCGCCATCAACACCAAAGAAGTGTACGCGAACCCGGCGGCCACACAGAAGGTTCTCGATGACGCCCGCATCAACATTGAAAACTGGCTGGCCGAAGAAATCGCAATCGCCTTCTCCGAGAAAGAAGGGATTTCGTTCATTCGTGGAAACGGTGTCGAGCAGCCCAAGGGAATCCTTGGTTACACTACGGCGGCGAATGCCTCTTATGTATGGGGCAAGGTCGGCTATATCTTTACCGGCAGCACTTCGGCAATCACGGCGGATAGTCTGTTTGACGTTACGGCTGCGCTGAAATCCGTTTATCGCAACGGCGCGGCATGGCTGATGAACGACGCAACGCAGAACTACATCCGCAAGATGAAGGATGGCGAGGGGAATTATTTGTGGCGTCCTGGATTGACTGAGGGCGCTCCCAATCTGCTTTTGGGTAAGCCTGTCGAGATTGACGACAACATGGACAGCATTGGTTCCGGCAAGTTCCCGATTGCGCTCGCCAACTTCCCCCGTGCCTATCTGATCGTGGACCGTGCCGGCATTCGCGTTCTTCGTGATCCCTACACCAATAAACCCTACGTGCATTTTTACAGCACCAAGCGTGTCGGTGGCGGCATTGCGAACTACGAGGCCATTAAGCTGCTCAAGACTCACACGAGCTAGAAAGGAGGATATGAAGAATGAAAGACCTTTACAATAAATTGGCATTTACAAAGGTTCTCGATCCGGTTTCCTTGACGGATGGCGGGTCGATGAATGCGGAAATTGATCTCAAGGGTTTTAACGGTGCTTTGGTTGTCTGGCACTGCGGGGCATCCGCTACGGCTACCAGCTCTAATTACTGGACATGCAAAATCGAGCACGCCGATGACGATGGTACTGGTGCCGCTGGCAGTTATACTGCGGTTGCGGCGGGTGATATTGTCGGCGCTACCCCGGCATCCGGCGTTGTATTCACGATGAATGATCACGCCACAAAAGATTCGCAGATTTACGCCTGCGGATATGTCGGCGGCAAGCGGTACATCAAGGTTTCGTTGAATGAAACCGGTACCGGTCCGACGATGGTCCAGTCGGCAATGGTCATTAAGGGCTTCCCCCTTGATAGTCCTGCGGTTGTGTAAATAACAAAACCCCCGGCCTTGAATGGCTACTCGGCGGGGGTCACTCCGACCCTCGCCGGGGAAACCACGGCAAAAGGAGAAAAAATCATGGGTTATCAGAGCAAAGTATACAGGAAACAGGGCGGCGCGGAGATGGTTGTTGCGTCTGGTGGCGCGGTAACGGTCGAATCAGGCGGCGATATTGTGGTCGAGTCTGGTGGCGAAATCATTGTTGAGTCTGGTGGCGCACTGAAACTGGACGGGTCAGCCGTTACGGCGGATCAACTGAACACGGGCATTGCGCTTGTGGGCGTGATGGTTGC